CTTGCCCATTCAGACATATCATTCTAACCGCACCTACTTCTACATGGAAACACCATGAGCCATCAAAACTATTCCTAGTTGAGATTTGTAATGCTGTCTCTTCCTTGCCTTGCCCGATTGAATGAGCAGGTAAAGTGTAGACTGCATAGGCTCTCGCACCATCGTGGCTTACTTGTATATCTCTAGTAACTCCAGTTGTATCTAGATCAGAATTCGCAATGATTCTTTCTACAGTTCTAAAGGCATCAGGATGTTGTGCAACCTCATAACTCTGCCCAACTATACCGACTGACTCATTGTTATCATCTCTGACTAGTACCTTCTTATTTGGTACAACTTGAATCTCATCATTAGCATCTATGTATTTAACTGGTCTTGTGTAAACATTAAAACCTGCCGAACCATAGTCACCTAAGTCATTTAAAACATCATACGTTTTGTTAATTGATATTACATTATTCATTATTTTTTTACCTCACTTTTATTATTATTATTTTTGTTAACATCTTCTGCTAACTCCTTCCAATTTATATGATCATCTTCGAAAATTATATTATCAAAGTCTTCAAATAAATCTCTTTCTTCCATTATTTTCTCCTATATTGTTTAAGATATGCCCATTATGCACATTTAGTTTTAAATGTCAATCTTTTTTTTTATTTTATTTTTCCTCCACTATTTTTTAATACTCTAATATTCCATACTTGTTTTACCATTGTAACACATTCTTCACAATATGCACCCTCGACATAGATTATTTTTCTACACCAGTTGCAATTATATTTTTCCATTATTTAACCTCTCTCTTTTATGTTTCGATTGTTTTTATTTTCTTACCATTCAAATAATATTCATAATCTATTTTAGAAACATAATCAGATACTATTTCATCTATTGCTCCCTCAGAATAAAGATTATCTAATTCTTTAAGGTCTTTAACTTCTACATTCCCATAATTTACAGTAGTTTTTTTAATTTCAACATTTAAACATTTTGTAGACATTTTTTTCTCCTATATTGTTTTATATAATTCTATTATGCACATTTCAGGCAACTTGTAAAGCACTAATTAAATTATTTTCTTTCAGTACCTTTTTCATCCTCTGCCCATGAGCAACATACGCCACGACTGGAACATCTTTATTCCAACAACTGCGACACGTTCCGCACTTGCCATCGTTCAAGTATGCCTTGCAAATCTCCGCAACTGTAGGTGTATCATCATAAGGAATTATAGTTGATGTATTCACACCTTCTATAATTTCACCATTCACACCATCACTTGAGAGCCTTACAACAACATTATCAAGCTTGTTTAGTTCATCGATAACCTTTTTAAACTTCTTGAACTTGTGCATTCTTGTCGGAATCCAATGCCTTGTCCAAGGTGTAGCCTTGCAAATTTCTAGAATCTTTTCCGCCAGTCTTAGGTCGTACATATCGCCACTATCAAACCATCTAAAATAGCGATCATTATCTAACTCAGCTATCATATCCGCTACCCATTCTTCACGTTTCCAATCTTCTTTATTGTGTAGACGTGGAGCTTTTACATTTGGAAAATTATAGTTTCCCGTTGTTGCATAGCATCCCTTACAAGCGTCTACTAGTTCACCATCTGAACCAATCGAAGCGGGGCACGTGTCTATCGCTTGAAGACTCCACGACCTGCAAGGCATCTTACTAGCTTTACTTAATTTAATCATCTTTAATTCTCCATCTCACTTAACATTGCTAAACAATAATCTTTAAATCTGGGTAATGCGATATAATCAAAAACACTATCCCATCCTTTAAAATTTTCTAGTTCTCCTTCATATTTAAAATATTCCTGTTTAGTCCATCCATCAAATTCTGAATAAGTATATATAGCATATCCGCCATTCCATACCTCATCAAAATCTGTAGTTTCATCGCATTTATATTCATCCAATAAATCCACTAGTAAAACTTTATCCAGTTTATACGTTGCTTTCTCTATAATTTTAATCATCTTTGTTACTCCTCATAATTTGGCATTTCTGCATTTAAATAATAATTATCTACTATTTGATCTAATGTATCAAACATTTTCTTTTTCTCCTATATTTTAGCTGTTTCGATAGCCCTTACAGACCTCTCATCAGTTCGGTTAATTCCGAAGACAGGAGCAGTTTTAAATCTTGCTCAGGATTTTTTGCTTAGCTTCTGATTCTTCCGTAGCCCTCAGACTGTTGGAAATTGTTGTAGAAAGTACCTTTTGAAGACTTGCCCCAATCGAAGCGGCTAGATGGTCGAGGTGCTTTTACTGTACCTCTAACAAATCTTTTTGCTTTCCTTGCGGCAGCTTTGCATTTGGTTTCATCCTTAAAAGGTGCATCGTGTTTCTGATTGACATGGTCAAAGCTTGAAACTCTCAACCAGATATTTTCTCCAGTCTTTGCATTGACTCCTTGCAACCTATAAAGATTATTATTTTTATCTTTGCCTAGTTGCCCCTTTTGATATTTGCCCTCAGCTTTCTCATAGTTGATTGCTACAGTTTTAACATATTTACTCATTTTATATTTCCTATATTTGATTAATAAAAGTATGTACATAGCTAACGCCCTTTCGATTTTTTATAACGTGTTCTATATACATAAGAAGCTACTATACTCTCATTGAAAGAAAACACAATAGCCTTTATGAAAATAATTTAAAACGGCTATCACCTACTAAAAAGAACCTATAAAAGAACCTATTAAAAGAATAGCCCTAGCGCCTAAATAGAGAGCCATAGAGCAATGATATTTATATCTAATAAGGTCGTGAAAGGATGCCTAGTTAATAACGCTCTAACTTGTTGATTTTGTGTAGCTTTGTTTAGTCTTTGCTTAGTTTATTTTAATGAATACTAGACATAACTAAACGGGGTTCTTCATTTACTAGACAAGGGCACAGTTAAAACTTTGTTTAGTTCTGGTTAGTTCTGTTTAGTTTTATTTGAGTTGACTAGAAAGGGCTGTATAAATTTTACACAACTAGGGTAATTTGCAGGGCTTTGTTTAGTACTGTATATTTATCCAGTAGGGGAGGGCAGGATGCACGGGGGTACACCACCCATATATATAGCAATCATATACATTTTTAGAAGAAATGGATGTTTACTAGACAGGTCCTTGGCGGTATACTAGGTAAGATTTAATAGCCCTCACTATATATTATATATACTAACTTCCCCCGGGGTACTATATCATTGTACAGATAATTATTCCTTTTGTCAAGACCTTTTTAGTATTTTTATATCTTGACAATATCGTATACTAGACCTATAATAAAGGCTATGAGTTACCTTCCCCAAACTACAGAGAAAAAGAATAAGGTTCTTACGGAGAAACAACAGTCTTTTCTGGACAATTTGATCCAGACAGGAGGTGATCCGAAGAAAGCAGCCGAGCTTGCAGGATACTCAGGCAACTATCATCAAGTTATAAAAAGTCTTAGACATGAAGTGATTGAATTAGCCTCGGACGTATTAGCTCGTTCTGCCCCTGCTGCAGCTTTTAAGCTCGTAGATATCATGAATAGTGATGCGCCTATACCACAGGTCAGCAATAAGCTGACTGCTGCCCAAACGATTCTTGATCGTGTTGGTGTATCTAAAAGTGATAAGTTAGATGTAACTCATTCAACTGGAGGAGGTATCTTTATACTTCCTGAGAAAGCACCTATTGAAGTAGAAGCACAGGACATAGAGTATGAAGAAACTGGAAGCCAACAATATAGCATGGCAGACAATGATGATGAAGAGGAATAATGCCAAGAAAAAAAACAACAACAAAAAAGAAAAGTACAGTAAACAAAGCAGGTAACTACACCAAGCCTACTATGCGTAAGAGGCTTTTTGAAAAGATCAAAGCAGGAAGTAAAGGCGGTAAACCCGGACAATGGAGTGCTAGAAAGGCACAGATGTTGGCTAAAGAGTATAAGGCTAAAGGTGGAGGTTATAAGTAATGGTTGCTCAAACTAATCAAAAAGTAAAAACTAAATCAGAACTAAAGAAGTTAATTAAACAACAACAGTTCAAAGGACATAAACAGTAATGGCACTTAAAAAATCTCAGAAGT